ATGGTATCAGCAATCGAAGAGTTAGAAATAAAGAATCCTAAATATTGGAAGATATATGGTAAGGGTGAGTTTGCACCGAATGATAAGGCGATATTCAAATTCGATACGTGCAACGAGTTTGACGCTGACTTCATTGGTTTTGGGATTGACTTTGGGTTTAGTTCTGACCCCACTGCTCTTGTTGCAGTTTATAGGAGTGGTAATCGTTTGTATTTGGAAGAGTTGCTTTATGAAAAGGGATTAGTAACAAAAGATATTATAGATAAGTTACATAAATTAGATATTACAAAGCAAGAAGAGATATGGGCAGATTCTGCTGAACCACGATTGATAGAGGAATTATATCGAAGTGGATTCAATATAAAGCCAGTAGTAAAGGGAAAGGATAGTATTAAATTTGGAATATCAGTAATGCAGAACTATGAAATCTACATTACATCTAAATCACAAAACCTTATTAACGAAATGTATTCATATCAATATGCTTCTGACAAATACGGATATGTAACGGATGTACCAGAAGGTGGATTAGACCACTTAATTGATGCTGCAAGATATTGTTGTATGATGAAGTTATCACAGCAAGCACAGAATAAGGGTAAGTACGCTATAACAATAGGAAATATAAAATACTAATATATGGAAGAACAGGTTTGGAAAGAGACAGAAATAAAAGAACTGATATTGTACGCAAAGCATTTACAAGAACAGATAAATGATGCAAATGCAAAACTGATAATGATGAATGCTAAATTGGAAAACGAAGAAAAAAAGAATACAAGATTAACTAATATGCTTAAAACCCTTATGTATGGAAATAACACTAACAATCCCAACTGATTATTCAGCAATCACTCTTAAAAAATGGTTAGAGTTTACAAAAGACTTAAAGAACTATGAAGGTGAAGAAGAAGCAACCTTTGCTCTAATGTTGCATCATCTTTGTGGTATTGACCCCCTTATGATAAAAGGAATGGCTATTAGTGATTTAAATAATATAAAGAGTGAACTATTAGCATTCATTGGTAATACAGAATTAGAGCTGCAAAGATTAATAACCATAGGTGATGTCGAATATGGATTTGAACCTAATCTATCGCAAATGAGTTATGGTGCTTATCTTGACCTTACAAAATGGGATACGATTACTATTGATGATAATTGGGCAAAGTTAATGTCTATACTATACAGACCAGTTACACATAAGAAGGGTGATATGTATAATATCGAATCATACACAGGCGCAGATAGAACCCACTTATTTATGGATGTAAGTATGGATATACACTTCGGAGCACTTTTTTTTTTATTAAGTTTGTCGAAGGACTTGCTGAAAGATACCCTGAAATCTTTGAAGGAGGAGGAGTTAGCTCCGAATATCAAATCAATTTTGGTAAAAAGTGGAAAGGATATTCCGCGCTTGTTGAACTTGCAGAAGGGGATGTTACAAGAATTGATGCAATCACTAGAGAACCTTTAGAAAAGTGTTTATTGTTCCTTGCATATAAAAGTGATAAGAACGAATTGGAAACACTAATGCATAAGGAAGCAATGAAGAAGATGCGTGTATAACTATATTTCAGTTAAGGATTGTTTTTATGATATAAAAGAAACACCAAATGGGAATATGGTCTAATAGCAGAAACGGAAATCTGCGTGTATCTGTAAATAGAGAAAATAGTTCGGGCTATTTTATAGGACCTACGAAGGGTTTATCAAGTCCAAAGAACAGTAGAAGAGGATGTCTTTGTTTAGATAAAGATACTTACGATGTAGCATGCTGCAAAGGATATCTTCAAAATCAGGGAATAGGTCAGATTGAATCGCCATACCCAATTAAAGGTGGTTTCGATGGTCAATCATTTGATGAAGGATACGATATAACTTAAAAAATAATAACATGGCCCAATTAAGTAAAAACGGCTTATTAGTACAGAATAACCAAAGCTTTCCTAACAACACAACTGGCTATATTACGCCGGAAAAGTTAAGAGATTATAATGTTGATGTGATTGATTCAACAGTTAATCAGACAGTATATACTAGCGCAAGTGCAGGATGGGATACATCTATTTCTGCTCTTAATACATTTACTGCTTCACAGCAACCAGCATTCAATTCACTTAATTCATTTACTGCATCTCAATTAGTAATCAATAGTGGAGTTAATAGTTTTACACAATCGGCAAATTATAGTATTGATGCATTAGGTGTACAGACTGCATCCTTTCAATCATATACAAGTTCGATAGTACAAATACAATCAAATGGTGTAGTATTAGGAACATCAACAAGAATAAATTTAGTTGGACCTGGTACATTCTTTTCAGCATCATTGGTATCAAATGTAGGAGGACCTATTGCAACTCTAACATTTAGTTCTGATAATTCTAAATTGAATACATCTTCATTTGATGCTTATGTAACAATTATGAATTCGTATACTGCATCGACAAATGTACGATTAAATAATTTAGAAACTACATCAGCGAGTGTTAATACATCTATAAGTAATTTAAATTCATATACCCAATCACAGAATACTATTAATGCAAGTGTGACTGCATCATTGGTGCAATTACTAAATCTATCATCATCATTAAGTGGTGGATATGCAACGCAAGGTGAATTAGACCAATCAGCATCAGTATTACAGGCTAACATAGATACAAAGTTAAACACATCATCATTCAATGCTTATACAGCATCTCAAACTGGACTGAATGCATTCACAGCAAGTACAGAAGTTAGTTTAACTAATTTAAATTCAAAAACAGGCTCATACGCAACAACAGGTAGTAATGTATTTATAGGAAGTCAAACCATAACTGGAAGTGTATATGGTAATGTAGTATCAATGAGTATTGCATCTACTACTGCATCAATGGATTTATCATTAGGTAATTTCTTTACATTAACATTAGTATCTGGAAGTACAACACATTTAGCAGCATCTAATATTAAAGAAGGACAAACTATAAACTTATTAATAACTCAAGCAGCTTCAGGTTCAGGTAGTTTATCTTACAATTCAACATTTAAATTTATTCCTGGTAATCAATATACTGCATCGGCAAGTACAGGCTCAAAAGATATACTTACGTTCATTACATTTGATAATTCTAATATATACGCATCAGCAATTAAAAATTTAGTATAATGAGATTTACACCATTTGCATTCGCAGGAGGCCAACCATTTTTAATAGACGTAGATTATTTAATAGTCGGCGGTGGTGGTGCTGGCGGTAGAAATGGTGGCGGTGGATATAGAGGAACAGGTGGCGGTGGCGCTGGTGGATATTTGGATGGTACTTTGGCAATAAGTTCAAGTGCAACTTATCCAATTATAGTAGGAGAAGGTGGTATTGGTTTTACCAGTGACACAGGTAACAATGGTTCAAGCTCAGTTGCATTAGGATTAACTGCATTAGGTGGTGGCGGTGGTGCAGGGCAAGCAAGTGATGCAGCAAATGGAGGTTCAGGTGGAGGAGGAGCTTCACAACCAACTGGAACCGGAGTTAGAGCTCCTGGTACAGGTTCGATACCACAAGGTACTAATGGTGGTGCAGCAACTTCGGGATTGTTAAGTAGTCCTGGTGCTGGCGGTGGAGGTGGAGGTGCATTAACTTCAGGTTCGACTCCTGTGAGTGGCTCATTTATGGGCGGCGGTGGTGCAGGTAAAGTATGGTTAGATGGAGTAACATATGCAGCGGGTGGTAATGCACCTAGTATAGGAGCTTTTACACAATTACCAGTTGATGCAGCCCAAAACACAGGTAATGGTGGAGGTGGTGTTAAAGATGCAGGTGGTATAACAACTGTGTCAAGCGGCGGTAGTGGTATTGTTATAATAAGATACTTAACAGGAAAAGCAGATGCAAAAGGTGGAACTATTACAACTTCAGGTGGATATACTTACCACACATTTACATCAAACGGAACATTAACAACATAAAATTACTATAAATTTAAGAAACATTGTTTTTAATAATATAAATCAAAATTAATATGAACGCAAAGAAAGTATTAAGCAAGATAGTTGAATTCCTTTCAGCAGAAGAAGTAGCATTAACATATGCTAAATTAGCTGATGGAACTATCGTAGAATCACCAACATTTGACGTAGGTGAAAAATTAGAAATAGTATCAGAAGATGGTACTAAATCTCCTGCTCCTGATGGAGAACATGAATTAATGTTGAAAGATGAGAGCGGTAATGAAAATCTTATCAAAGTTATGACCAAAGATGGTGTAATCGTAGAAAGAGAAAACGTAGAATTGGCAGATGCTGAAAAAGTAAAAGCAGAACCAATCCCAGCTGTTGGAAACGAAGATAAAGAAAATGTAATGCCTGACCTAAAAGGCCAAGTTAAAGAAGGTACAATGATGGCAGAAGTAACCGAAGAGGCTACAGAAGATATGCCAGAAACCGATGGCGAACCATTAGGTGAAAATGAAGTAGAATCAGAAGATGATGAAATCGAAATCAATCTTGGTGATTTGAAAAAGAAAATGGAAGAGATGGCTTACAGAATCGAAGAGATGGAAAAGAAAATGATGGACATGGAAAAAGTAAAAGAGGAAGTAGTAGATAAAATGCCAGCAGAAGAAAAGATGGCAGAAGAAGAACTTCCAAAATTAGATGGTGCTCCAATCGAAGACAATCCATTGAAATTCGCAACAGAACAAAATAGAAAAAATTATGGTAAAAAAGTAGAAAACTATCAAACTTCTTTCTTATCAAAATTATATAATTAAACAAATTAATAACTTATTTAAAAGGATTTAAAATGAAAAACTTACACAAATTCGCAGGTGAAACAGCAATGCCACAATTGACTGCACCAGCTACTTACGCAGGTGAGGCAGCTAGTGGTTATATTGCAGCAGCATTGTTATCTGCAAACACCCTTGATAAGAAGTTAGTAACGATTATGCCAAACGTAAAGTTTAAGAGCGTAATCCAAAGACTTTCTGTATCAAACCTTATTCAAGATGCTTCTTGTGATTTCTCACCAGCATCTTCTGCATCTATCGCTGAAAGAATACTTACTCCTGATGAGTTCCAAGTTAACTTACAATTATGTAA